AGTGTTCACGTGGTGAATCCCATAGTAGACTTGAAAGACATAGGCCGTTATGCAGGGACCGAGACAGTTCCGAATGAAGTGTTTAGTTTGCCTAACGACATTCAGACGGCGACTGTAGTTTTCAGTGACTCCGGCATGTGGTGTAGCCCTGAGTGGTTGGGAGCTTTCTTTGCTAACAACAGAGCGGTTCAGGAAGTTCTGATTTCCCATGTCTTCCCGTTGGTGTCTTTGAGCAGTGTTGCGTCACCGCAGCCTGCGCTTTACACGTTTTCTAAACCCGATAAAAACACCCTCATATACGTAGCAGAAGGGGATACAGGTGGCAGTTACGAGCAACCCGCTAACGCGGGGATTTTGTTAGCTCGCGAAATCACCGGTCTCAGATCTGGTTTCACGATTCGTGGAGGTGTAGTGCACTCAGTGTTGAATTCTCACATTCAAGTCTGGTCTAGGTACAATTTGGAAGTTCCGCATTATATCCCGATTCACATGCCTGACATGATGCATGTGCCGCGGGTTTTTGTGGATCAACCGAAAGACCTATGCTTGATCCCGAGAAATCTGTTCTGGGCTGTAGTTACTTATGGCAAAGCGATGGGTAAGAAGACTGTGGATAAGGAGATGCTCGTTGGAAAGATCAGGATGATGAATCTCAATGAAAATGACATACCAGTGGGCGATTTGGATTGGATAGTCGCAGTCATGAATGCCTGCATCAAATGGGAGATTAGTTCTGAAGATCTCACTCGCGACTACAAGACATTTATGGGCATGCTAGACTACAAAATTCGAAAACGCTTCTTAGGCAAATGGCGAAAGTGGACTGGTGCTACTGGGCGCGTGGAGCGAATGAGGAAAATAGTTTCCGGCGATAGAAGAGTGGTTACCATTCCAACAATTGTCATGAAGTTGGACGGGTTCGGTGGAGAGTACGGAGTTTCATGGCACATAGATCCAGATTCAAAAGCCTCCTTTTGGCAAGCGTGTCGGCGGTTCTTCGCTGATACTTTTGACTGTGGCATGGATCGTGTTGATCAAGTGGTCACCCTAGGTAAGGATGGAGTGTTACGAGCAAACAACGCAATTTTCTATAACAGGAGAAATATGCGCTGGCTCAAGCCATCTGAGATCAAGGACACTCAACGGAGAGCTTTCCGTCAAGCTTGGGAACCTAATCTCTTGCCACCCTTGCAACCTAAACCAACGACGAGAACTGAACCTGATGTTTTGTCGGTCACGAGCTCTACGTCAGATTCAGAAGCTACCCTAGTAGGATCCGGGATTGACGACTGGAAGAAGGAGAAGAAGTTCGACGGAGCGGAGTGGGAAGATGATTGCCTCCCGCACGGCATTGATGAAGTGATCCAATGCTGTCCCTACGGGCCTATCAAACAGACGCATGAAAACACTTTGCTGTATTTCAGGCTGTGTGATCGTAGGCACGCTGCGGAATGTGAGGTGATAGAACCTCCTCCAGGAGACAGCAAAACCCATAAAAGGAAGACTTATTCCACTCTGCGCACTGAAGTCAACAAAGCGCAGGAGCGATTGGATGCATCGCCGAGGTCTTTGTACAAAAGTCGTAGTAGAGAGTTTTCTTCATCTACTAGCACCTTGGCATCGACATCTGATGCAGCTTCGATTTCGAGTTCGTTTTCCGAGGAGGTTAAGTTGCCGCCTGAGAAAAAGCCGACTAAAGCGCCAGACAAGTTGGTGCAGAAAACAATAGATACGCAGTTGCGGAGGATGATTGAACTTTCCGAGGCGATTGATGCTCATCAAAATAGCCCAGCACTTCCGAGACGCAGGTGTGAGGGAATCCCTTTCAAGATGCCAAAGACGACGACTTGGGATGAAAGAGAAGCTGATTTCATCAAGTTGATGTCTAAGGGTCCTTGGCCGGCGTTAGGTGGCGCTATTCGCACATTGGCGGGGCCACAGCTTTGGGACAGTTTGTACCCAAAGACTATAGGAGTGAGGATTGATAAGGCTCCGTTCAAGCCGATCATTTATCCAAAGCGATCTTACCCCAAGCAGGACTGCTTGGTGGTGGCACTGGCTACTGTGTCACGATTGCCTACGGAAACGGTGTTCTTGGCGATGTTGCGAGCTTTTCCGCACGATTGCTTGAAGACAGATGATTTGACTACTGACTGCATTACGCCTTTCGCTTTGGCGAATAACCTACAAATCAAGGTATTCTCAAAGCCTACTAAGACGAAGGCAGCTTTCCTTATGACCGTTCATGGAGTTAGAGGAAACGCGAGTCTCAGCATTGAGTATTCGGATCATCACTTCACGGCGTTGGAGCAAAAGTTACCCTTGACAATTCGGGAATTGGGACCAATACCCGAAGTCAGTCGTGAGGCTAAGTGGCTAATTGGCAAATTGCGAGAAAATCCTATGATCACCTGGATAAACATTCAACCATCGGCTGAAGTAGGCAGAATGGCAGTTCGTTGCATGATTCAAGGGGAATTGGACTTGATTGGAAGCAATCACTTGAATCATTCGATTCTCAAAGGCTGGGAGGAGTCACTGAAAAACATGAAGTTACCTAACTTGGATTTGGGCTTGATTTGCGGCGACCCTGGATGTGGGAAAACATCGGGGATCATGGAGTGTTTGCGAGACTACCGAGCGCATTCTGGACGTGCATTTAGCATTGCCCTTGGGAAAAACGGCTTGCGTGAGATGTGGGCGACGAAGTTGGGAGTCAAGGACAAGAAAGGTCCGTTACGCCAATCATCTCCGAACTACATGTGTACCACTACCAGCAAAGCAATGGCTGAAGGTCATTGGGGCTGGGTCATGGCGAGCGATGAGGCGATGTACTTCCCTGGATGGCATGCTTTGAAAGCTGCGATGTTTCCACATGTTAAAACACATTTGTTCTTGTTTGACCCGCATCAATGCACGTGGCACAACCCTAAGGAGTGTACTTTGAACAATGCTAACATCCCTAAGGAGGAAGCCATGTATGGTGCAAGATGCAAGACTTTCATTACCGGATCTCTACGGTTCGACGAAGGTGTTGGGAATTTCTTCAATTTACCAGTATTCAAGAAGCTGGGTGGAGGTTTCCATTACACCACGAAACGAGTCGAGACCGAGGCTGATATGCGCATATTCTTCCCGAACAAGTCGGAAGAGTGGATAGCGCACGCCTGGGAGAATAAGGTGTTGGCAGTTGCGAGCGACGTTAGGAAAAGAGTAAAGCTTTCCGTTGAACAACAAGATGCGGACACTTTTGTAGGCACTCAAGGCTATGATGAGGACGTGTGTATAGTGGAGCTGACCGATGAAGCGATGAGGGTGGATGCAAGAACATTGTACGTATTGGGTACTCGAGCCCCACACATAATCTGGTGCTGTTTGTTCAATCAGACATATGAATCAACTCTAGCGGTGGCCGACAACATAGTTCTGAAAGAGATCATGCATTATGCACCTTATTACATACCCGGCGAACCTGTCAGGATAGTGAAGGAGCACAGTGTGAACATTAAAAGTCTCTTGAAGATATTGCCACCCGACACGAGATACGTATTGGCAGCCAAACCAGAATATTGCGTCAATCGCAAGTTCGTTGAGAGCGAGTATCCCGCTAGCCTTTGGTCAGATTTCTTACCTAGAGACATTGTCCAGAGAGGAGGTCACACGATGTTGAGTAGAGACGATCCGGCCTACCAAGACCCTAGGGCCAATCTTTTCTTGCCACACATGACGCTGATTCCAGCAGTGCATGTTCAAGAACCGGATATTCCAGAGCCAAACATACCTATGCCTAGGTTGGCTACTACTGTACCACCAGAAAATCCGGAAGTTTTGAATGAGCATCTGTTGAGTCAAAGAAAGGAGCGGTTCACAGTGGAGTTGGAGAGCCGAGGAGAATACACTGATCAAAAACCTGACCTGTACATACCGCGGTATGACGCGGGCATTATCGTCGGCAAATTGAAGGCTGAACTACGCAAGGAGGCGGTTTCCCGTTATCCGGCTACGGCTTTCAACGCTAGGAAAAAGGCCACCATGGAAGCGACCAGGAAATTACAATCCATGTTGAAGGCGAAGGGGAAAGACAACCCGACCCTTTTCTTGCCTAAATGGTTGAATCTAGCAAATCATCATAGGACGAAAGATGCTCCTTTGTATCGTACCGGAATGGAACAGAGGATCAGGAAGCAAACTCATGCAGAAAATTACGTTGAGTACGCCAATCAGTTGGAATTCGGGGATGAGTGTTTCCGTGCTTTGAAGAGATACATGAACTGGCCTGACACACCTGTCGGACTAGATCAATCTCTTTATGAGCAAAGTGTGCAGTTGTTCGATGAGAGTAGAGCGGAGCGATCTCAGGCTCTGAAGCAGTCGTCTTTGAACAGAGCAGACACTGACTTTAGGCCAACTGTGGTTATCAAGCAACAGGACAAGCTGAAAATTGCAGGAAAAGCACCGCAAACTATTCAGATCCGTGGTGACAAAGAGTTGTTCGCGTTAGGACCATGGGGTCGTTATTTAGCATCCCAAATTGTTCGTCATTGTCCCAAACATGTGTTCATTAACATGAAGAAGACTTATCAAGAAATGTCTGATTGGGTGATGATGAATGACCCGGGTGGGTTCTATTACGCTAGTGACGGTACCGCGTATGAGCAAAGTGTCCAAGGCTGGGGCGTTCGTGTTACCGAAAGTCTGTTACATTATTTCGGAGCACCTCAGGAGGTCATAGAGCTTTATCAAAAGAGCAAATTGGAGAACACAGCCAATGGTAAAGAAATTGGCGTTTCTACCATGTCAGGAGAGATTCTCACGTTCTTGACAAATACTATGACGAGAATTGCGCGAAAAGCGTTCCAGTTGAACCTAAGTTCGAAGGATCCTGGAATGTGGGGTGGAGATGACTTGCTTTTGTTCAGCAAGCCTCCCGAAAATCCGCAATTTGCCTTGTATGCTGAGCATGACACATTGGAAGAGAAAGACGAGTTCAGTACTGATCATGGCACTTTCTGCTCTTATTTGATCAAAAGAGCGGTCATCAAAGATCCCTTGATTTTGTATACCAACTTTATGAAAATGGTAGAGATGGGCAAAGTCGAGGAAGCTGTGGTTGGTTATGCACCTGGTTTTGCGACTGTGTACAACACGAGAGAGGTCCTGTACAATATCCTAAACGAAGAGCAAATGATGGCGCATTCGGTCCTTACTAGGATCTATTTCAATCTGCGCAAATTCATGCGCACTAACGTAGGATTGGCCTGGGAACAATTTCGAGTGGATTCAATAGAGTTGGACGGTTGGCTTGAGCCTCACGAATTGAAGTCTCCGGAGTTTGAGACGGTTTTGGTCGAGAATGAAGCGGGAGATCCCACTTACTACGAACCTGTACCCATAACGGAAGAATATCATGTTGAAGATCACTTTGACTATGATGACCATGAGGCCTTGAGAGGGGGCAGTACACCTGCCGATGGTCGAATCCAACAAATTATGGCACAAGAAAGTGTCATTAAGGACTTACCTTCACCCGGTTTACCGGTGTTTGAGGCGGTTCCGTTGGGCTCTGAGGCTATCTTCAATGTTACTTGGGAAGACAACACTTCGAAAGACGTCAACGTCATCGGATCAATCAACGAGATCCTGGGCGATAGCGTGTTCAAGTTTGCGAGATTGACCTTGGATAAAATCCAAGTCAAAGTGAACTTCTCAGCATCATCTGAGAGAGTTTACGCAGGTTGGTCTCCAGTTGGTTCAGGTCTAAGCACGACCCAAGTTGCTGGTAGGATGAATGGATTGCGTACTGGGGGCAATTCTTTGAAGCTCAATGAAGAGCATAAGTGGGATTTTGAAGTCCCTGGGGTGTTTTCCAAAATGGTTCACCCAACTGTGGATTTCTTGGCGATTCCGAGGTTTCACCTTTTTGTTACGAAGGGAGCGCAGGTTTCCATGATCATCATGTGTAGGCAGTACGGCCCTGTCACTGAAGATCTGGTGATTGGAGCTCCAAGTGGAGTTAAATGACTACAAGAACCTAATGAAAGGTCTGAAAGTAGTAGCAGTGCAAGTTCCGATTCCATGTTTTCTCCCACTGTCTCTGTATATTTAAAAGAAGAGTTGTTAGGAGTTTTGGACGAAGATTGCGAGTTGTTAGTGTCTACCGCTGCGTTACCGCGCGGTGTCTACAACTATGAACCAGATGGAAACAAATGGTTCGAAAGAAGA